CGGAACAGATGAGCCAATAAGCCGCCTTGTTTCCATGTCGATTTCTTCAGCAAGTTGGTTTTTTAGATTGTGGCCTTGTTGCTCTGCCGTTGCTTCAGAGTATCCTGCGGCAATAGCAGACTGTTTCGCGTTGCCTGTCGAACTAAAGTTCTGAACAAACGCTTTTTGCTTATCTGTAAGGGTTTTATCACTCATACGCACATTATAACCTAAAGCGGTAATAGTTCAAGTTTTGGGTTGTAAATGTTTTTTTAAATTAATTCTTGCGTTGATTGTTTATTTGTGTATCATTAACGTAAGTTAATTAAACAAAAGGAGAAGGTTGATATGAAAGCGCACTATAATTTAGCAAAACACGCAATCAATAACATGGGTTATTCAATTTCGGTTGATGATGGCGGTGATGATGACGAGTTGGCTTTGGAACGCTCAACAAGCATTAAAGCAGTGATGGAAGCTGTCGAAGCTGTTGACGAAAGTCATATGTTTTTCTTTGACAAAGACGGAGCAGGAAAGTCATGGGCATTTATTGTGCTTGGCAATGATGGCGGGGATGAGGTCAGTGATTATGGCGTTACTGATTGGATTGATACTTGGTTTAACACAACAATAGGAGTTTAGAAAATGAATACATTTAATAAAGTTATGGAAGTTTTTATGGCAATCATTGGGACAGTAATGTTGATTTTTGCTTTAGATAATATCGTGGGCTATGTCGGCATTATTCACCTTGCCGCGTTAATGGTCGGCCAGCAATTAGTGACAATGGCTATTCGTTCAGCAGTTAAAGGACGTTAAGGCGAAACAGGGGGCAACCCCTGTCTGCGGCGTTAGCCGTACTGATGAGCCTTTTATTTATCAGCAATCAACAAACGGAGAAAACCAAATGCAAATAACACCTATTAAATCGAACATGACTGAAGTTGTGTTCAGCAATGGTTTGACAATCTTGTTGTCATATCAAACGCCTGTAGCTGGTCACTATTGCGGTCAGCAATTCAAAACATCTAAGAAGTGGTCAGTAACTACGTCAAAGCATATCAATCAATGGCTTGCGGATAGTGCCAACGCTGTTGAAGTGCCGCAAGGTGCGTTCTTTGATTTGCTAGACGTTGACCTTGATTGCTCAACATTCTTGGCAACCGTTGCGGAGCAAGCACAATGATAGCCGCCAGCATGTTAATCGGCGCAATGGCTGGCCTTGTTTTTGGCGCAATTCTTTACACAGAAAACGTAATTTACGGCACAGCGATTATGGTCGCTGTTGCTGGTGTTTTTTGGGTTTGGATTATGGAACATTCAAAAGGGGATGAATAATGGAATATATGTATAAAAACATAAGCTACCGCAAAGCAGAAGCAAACGAATTGAATATGTCTAGTTTACGCGGTCAAATTAATACCACTTATGATGAATTAGTTGAAACATTTGGAGAGCCGCACATTACAGGCAATCTGGGTGATAAAATAGATTTTGAATGGTGCTTTGTGTTTGAGGATGATGAAGAAAATCCAGTTGTTGCTAGTATATACAATTGGAAATCTGGCGTTTGCTATAACGGTGTTCATGGTCTTGCTACTGAAGATATAAAAGTTTGGAACGTTGGCGGGTTTCGTAGTGAAGCCGTTGATTATTTACAGGGGGCGATTGATGCTAAAAAAGAAGGTAAATAAATTGTGGCTTGGTAAGTTTGTTTCAATTCGAGATTATGAGTTGGCAAACGCTATCAGGTCAGGCGGTTTAGAGCTTCAGCATGATGGGCGCGTTATGCGCCTGTCTGTTGAACAATTAACAGGAATTGCGCCTAGTGGTGCTTTTCATAAATCGAAGTTTGGCGGTGATGATTACCAGCTTGCCGATATAACTTTTAAACCATTAACAGACAATCCAAATCAAGGAGATTTGCTATGAATAAGAATAAAGATTTTTCAGAATATGATAAAACTGACCTTGCTTTATTATTTAACCAGCCAGAAGAAATCACAATCGTTTGGAGCGTTGATGATATTAAAAAGGTCGCGCCTAATTTGCAGGATTTTCAGGCGAGATTTATTTTATCTCAATTGAAAAAATGCCACAACGCAGAGCTAGGAATTAATTGGGACGTAATCCGATACACAGTCACAGTTTATTTCCCTTCTGCTACAATGATAAGCTAGGGGATGAAAATGTATGATTTAGAAAATATCTTTGCCGTAGTTAAGCGAGTATCCAACAGCGGAAACTATAGGCACGTTTCTTTGTACGTTCCTAAGATTGAAGATAACAATTTTGAGGAAGGAGAGAAGCGAATAACAATGCAAAGTATAGCGTTTGAGTTTCACAAGGCCACTGGCTTGAGCTACAAACAGGAAACAGACGCTATTGCCATTACTTGTGATGAACGTCAATTAGTATGGTTGTTGAAATGCCATTTTGCTGAAGATTTGAACAGCAAAGTCACAATAAGCATCCTGTAACACTTTGTAACAATCCGATACATAGCTAAGAAATTTGGGGGTTTTAAATGCCCCCATTTTTTTCGCTTAACAAACATAGCGTAAAATCTAACAAATCTCTTTGACTGCCCCATTTAGCTGTAAAGCTAGCAGGCGATACATGATATGCGGCTTCACTTGAACGGTGGTGCATAGGACAAAGCGGTATTACTTCAAAATGACTAGACCGTTGCCCCATCCCTGTTTTGTCTTTGATATGGTGTAGCTCTGCTGGCGAACCTTCAAAGCCCATCCGATAACATATGATGCAACCAAGTTCTGCTACTTTTGACATATGCTTTTTTTCTGCCACGGTCTTTGATTTAGGCATATTTTTTTCTTTCAACAGTTTGATTAATCATTTTAGTCTTCCAACTTTCAAAATTCATATCAACAATCTTTTTTTCCCATGACCATTTTACTTCTTCTTCTATAGCAATAGCTAGAGCTTTGATGTGGTCACTGTATCTCTTATCTGCCCTAGCTTCACGTTCTTGTGCCGCAATGGTTTTATATTCACTGCCCAACAACATTACTTCTTTCATAATAGTAGACAATAGAACTTTTCTACCATGTTCTAGTAGCGATACATTCCCCCTAGCTTCTGCGTGTTTCTCGCCTATTTCACGGAGCTTGTGCATTTTAGTTTCGAGCGCGTCATTATCAGTCATATACTTTCCCCTTATAGAATTTAGATTTAGCCTTTTTAATATTTAAATGTTGTATGAATTTTTGCACTTCTGAAGTAACTGGCTTTGGCAAAACCTGTTTGTTGTGCGGAAAATGACCATACTTTGCTTTGTATGTATGGTCTGCCCATCCCCTTGAGTATTTTTTGTCTTTTGAATAGGTCAGCAATTGTGCATAAAAATCCACCTTATCTTGGGTGGTTATCTTTTCTTTTTTGACTACCTCAACTAATCTGCCTTGCTGTATGTGTACTTGCTGTTGAGATTTAGTAGGTATAGCACCACAACTAGGACATTCAGGAAACCCTCTGGCTGGTTTATAAACCGTGTAACAAACAGAACAGGTGCAAGGCTGTTTTTCTACTGGTTCAGGTTCTTTCTTTTGAATGGCATTTTCTTCAGACGTTGTAAGTTTCCATTCAGGTGCTTCATCAGGAAAGCCGTGTTCATATACACACCCTGAATGGTCAATGATTAATGTATCAACTTTATTTGTAAATGGACGCAATGCCCTGCCTACCATTTGCAGATACATGCCATAAGATTTTGTTGGCCTTGCAATTACAACGCACGATACTTTTGGTTCATCCCATCCTTCTGTTAAAACCATACAATTAGAAAGAACCTTTATTTCGCCTTCATGTAACTGACGCAAAACTTCGACACGCGATACTTCATCCATTTCACCATCAATATGACCACTAGGTATGCCATTATCATTAAATATACTGGAAATGTATTTGCTATGAGCAATGCTTGACGCGAAAACTACTGTTGGCCTGCCTTCACCATGTTCAAGCCAGTGCGTAACTAAATCACCAACTAGCTTTGGCTGGTTCATTCTTTTGTTAAGACCACGTTTCTCGTAATCGCCTGCCTGCATTTTCAAACCTTTTAAATCAGGCATGGAAGGCGCAAGTATTCTAGCTGGTGTAAGAAAGCCTTGTTCAGTCAATTCTGATATAGTACCGCAGTTAATTAGGGCTTCATAATAATTACCAAGACCCTTGCCATCTGCCCTGCAAGGCGTAGCTGTTAAACCAATAACAAAAGCGTCTGGGTATTCTAGTAACAAATCTTGAAAAGTTTTAGATGTAGAACGGTGGGCTTCATCTAAAAATATAATCTTTGCGTTAGGTTTCCAGAAATGTACGTTATCTTTTCTAGCTGTGTACGTTTGCAATGATGCAACTTGTACGTTTGCCGTGTTATTAGGTGACATATCAGCCATAACAACGCCATGAGATACGTCAAAATCTGTGAGTTTTTGTGAACACTGTTTCACAAGCTCACGCCTATGAGCTACAAACAAAGAAGGATTGGATTTATCTTGGCTTGCTTTTATCATAGCTGAAGCAATCACTGTTTTGCCTGCGCCCGTAGGAGCAACTAACAAAACCTTTTTAATTCCTTGTTTGAATTGATGACGCACAGCTTGGATAGCTTGCTCTTGGTAATCTCTTAATTTAATTTGTTCCATATCTAGCCCATATATCTCTAACTTGGAATTGAACTTCAGCCGTACTTTCAGGTGGGTTGCATGATGCCGCAAATGCCATACCTTCAGACATAGCGTAATCAATACTTTCGCCACGCTTCCTAATAGCAATTAACATACGCACTAAAGTTGCATGTCTATCGCCTTTAGACATGCCATAACGCAAAGTGCCTGTATATTTGCCCTGATAAGTAGAAGGTTTATAGTCTTTATAATCTACAATAATTCTTTTAGGACGTTCTAAGGACAAACCTTCACGAATTTCATCCATTGTGTAAGGTTTACTTGTGTTCATCTTATGAATTTTAATAGGATACGGTGTTTTTTTATGATGATAGAAGCCTGCAACCCTCATTACTCGCGGCAAATCTTTAACAACAGGGTCAGAATTAAACTTTGTTGCTAACGCTTCCTGATATAAATTAAATGAAGGCATAGGCATATCACTTACTAACCAATAACAATGAAATTTGCCGTGACTAGTATTAACTATAATATGCGGCTCTAACTCAAAACTATCAGGTAATGGCGTACCATCTAAATCAATGAACACAGAACGTACATTCGTAATGTGTTTTGTTGTTCTGCCATAACCATTAGTTTGATTAACTGTATAAAATACACCAGCACCCTTGCGGTTTAGGCGCACTAGTTCTTCAAAGTGGTCTTCTAAACTACCATGAAATTGTTTGACCAGTGACCTATTAACACCCTTATCACAAAACGTTTGAAAGCTATGTTGGCTTCCAAACGCCTTTATAAAAGTGTCATAATGTGTGTTTTCATTATACATCTTTGGATTTCCACCTTGCTTCAGCACCTTTTTTGCCAGCAACAGAACGTCTAGCTCTATTAATGGCTTGTTCCTGTCGCTCAAACTCTGCCTGCATACTTACAAGATAAGTAATACCATCTTGCTTGTCTGTGATTTGTTTGAATAGTGGTTCAATCTTAGGATATATTTTCCTAATCTTATCTTCTGTGCAATTACACATCTTTGACATAATTTCAAAATCAAATGGTATTTTAAAACCACGCCAGCAATGACAATACAAAAGCACATACGCACCCTGTTCTTCCAGCGTCATACGCATACGCATTGGGTCACTTATCCAATCACTTGCGTAGAACTGAAAAGCAGGGCTTTGCTCGTTCTTTAAATTGTTTCTCATTGTTCAACCTATGTTTATTAACTTTTCTCAATACATAAGATAATGTACTTAGGTTAAGTTGTCAAGTATGGCTGTGCTATTGCTATTATCTTGGGTGAAGTTGAAGTTGAAGTTGAAGATGAAGGTGAAGATGAAGGGGATACTTCTGTCATTAGCAAATCACTGGTAAAATTTAGTAATCGCATAACAGCCGCATAGCATTGCCATTTGACAAATACATTAAAGTATGTTAACTTAGGTTAATGCAAATAAACATAACGGAGAATACAATGTATGAAGTTAGTGGTTGGAACTTAACAGATGGTGGACGTAAAGAAGCAGGCTTCTTAGGGTCAACAGGTGATTGCGCGGCTAGAGCATTAGCAATAGCGCATGACATGCCTTACGTTGACGCTTATAAGCTCTGCGCTCAAGCTAATAAAGATGCTGGTGGTTCAAAGTCAGTACGCGGTGGCATAATGAAGAACATTTACCATAAAGTTTTAAAAGAGCTTGGTTATGAATGGCATCCTGCGCCTAAGTATGATGGACGCAAAGCTAGGCCACGCGATTTTAAAAGGGACGGTATCATCATTGCTAGACAAGCTAGGCATTTTGTTGCTGTTGTTGATGGCATATGTTTTGATACGTTTGATAGCTCTGACAAAATGGTTTATGGCTATTGGAAGAAATGAAATAAAAATGGGGGTGACGGTTGAAGCCACCCCCAGTTAACATAGGGAGAAAATACATACAATTTTTAGCCTAGCCCCAAAAGAATTGAAATGGCCTACACCGTATGTAAGGGTGCAATTCGTAAATCTGGTCTAAGATATTCTACCTCATAATCACCTAGCTTGGCAATCTGAAAAGCCCTAAAAGGTGGGATAGTTTTCCATTTACTTACAGCAGGGTGACTAATGCCCAACATGCGAGCTAAATTTTTACCCCCATATTTGGCAACAACTTCCACCCTACGCTCAATAGCTAAATCATATTCTTGATGGGACATTTTATAACCTGTAATTAACAATAATTAAGTATAACACTACATATATAATTAACTATTGTCAACTTGCTTGACAGGGGGTGTTAACATATGTTAATCTTTACAAATCGGAGAAAGAAACTGAAGACAGTTGAGGACTGTTGCGTTACAGGCTTTGCCATAAGTGCCGCATTAGTGGACATACTTCCAGTAGGTTTCTTTCTTCGTGTTTATTAACAGTTGTAATTAAAACAGAAAGATGGAGAAAAAAATGACAAGTATAATGGCAACAGGAATGGATAGTGAAGGACGTTACCCTACGGTTGACGTTGGTGTTCACAAAGCAAGGTGTGTAAAAGTTATTGATTTAGGCACACAGATGAATGACTACCAAGGTGACATATCTTGGAAGCGGCAAGTTCTAATTATTTGGGAAGTGCCGTCTGAAACAAATGGTAATGGTGAGCCTCTTACAATTAGTAAGTTTTACACGTTATCACTTCACGAAAAATCTAACTTAGGTAATGACCTAGCATCATGGCGGGGAAGGCCATTCACTGACCATGAGCGTCAAGGGTTCGACATTTCGGCTCTATGTGGTGTGCCTTGTATGCTTAATGTGATGGAAGGTAAGAACGGCAAGCCACGCATAGCCGCAGTGTTACCTTCACCTAAAGACAGCCCACCAGCGGAGCAATATCATAGCTCTGTAGTATTCGCTATTACAGATTGGCAAGAAAATAAACGGGAAGCGTTTAACGAATTGCCTGAAGGTATTAGGAAAATCATTCTTAAATCTAAAGAGATAGAAGCAGGGGATGATATG